CCAACAGGGAGTTCAAACAGACCGACAAGTTACATTAGGAGAGGTTCAACTAGCTCTAGGTGAAGCCAAAGAGAGAGTTAAGGGAATGAGTAAGTTCTACACTCCAGCATGGAAGCGTAGAGGTAAGATCTTCCTAAAACTCATTGAGGCTGGAGCAGACAAACTAGATGCAATTAAGATTTATAAGGAAGGTAGAAACACCTCAGAGATTTTCGAGAGAGAGATTTCACCTAAGGACTGGATGACCAAACTTGGTTATCGGGTCAAAATCTGGAGTCAAGACGAGAAGGATGCTAACGATTCAGAAACCTTACAAAAGGTGACTGCGGCTGTTACGATGATGCCTGGAAATCTAAAGCTATTAGAGATTCAACAGCGTAAACTATTAGAGTTTGCTGATCTTACACCTGATGAAATCAATGCAGTTATGGAGCAAGAGCAACAGAAGATTGATGCGATGATGCAACAGCAACAGCAACAGAACGAGATGATGCAACAACAGGCTCAACCACAAGTTCAGCCACAGGCTCAACAGCCGATTCAACCAGCACCAGCTCCAGTAAAGAAGCCTAAAGAGAAAAGTAAGAGTAATGGAAAGTCTGTTACTAAGCTAAAATCACTAAAAAATCAGATAAAAGAAAATGGATAATGTGTTATATTTTAATAAGGGGAATTTATGCTAGATCAAATTTTACAAAAAGTAGGTCTTAAATACGAAGAACTCAATCAAGATGAGAAGGAAACTCTCAATACTTGGGTTGATGCGATGCGTAAAAGTGGTATTAGTGTTCAAAAGGTTAAAGATCACATTAGCACTATGAAGTACAGTGTTTCAATGGAATTAGCAGATACTAAGCATAATTCAAAGAGAGATTTATATTTAAAAGCTAGATTAAAGAATTACATATTGCTTGAAGCTATGCTCTCCACGCCTGAAAAGGCTCAGAAAGCGTTAGATCGTGCGATAGCTGGAATTGTGAGTCGGAAATAAGTTTGACTTACCATTGTTTTTTAAGTTATTATTAAAGTATAGTAAATCCTAACCCGAAAGGACTGGAAAATGCCTAAACATATTAAACCTACCTCTGAAGAATTAGAAGAAAGCTCAAAAGCATTAGCGGCTGAAGCTGAAGCTATGAAAGAGGAAACTCCTGAAGTAGAAGAAGAAACTCCCGAAGTTAAGGAAGAAACTCCCGAAATTGAAGAAGTAACTCCTGAAGTAGAGAAGGAAGCTCCTAAAGAAGAAGTAGTCAGTGAAGATTACAAGACTAAGTTCATTCATTCAACCAAAGAAGCTCAGATGCTTTATTCCAAGAACAAGAAGATGAAGGAAGCGTTTGATAATGCTGGTAAGGTTGCTCCACCCACAGAAGAAGAATTAAAAGAAGAATACTCTGACTGGGATGTAATGAGTGACTTTGAGAAGAAGATAGCTAAAGACAATATAATGAATACTAGAAGGTTTGAGGCTATTGAAGAAGTCAATGTAGATAATAAGAAAGCAACTGAGTGGGATAGTAAGGTAGAAGAATTTATTACTGATCCTAATGTATTGGTCAAATATCACAGCTTAGAAGGTAAAGAAGAAGAATTTAAGCTATTTGCTACTAAATCTAGTAGAAGGGGAAATGAGTTTGATGATATAGTTTCCTCATTCCTCTATAAGATTGACCAGGTTAAGCCAGTCAAGAATAAAGGTAAAATGATGGAAAGTGGAACTGGCGGATCTAACAAGAAATCAGACAATGTAAAGAAAACTCTAACCATTGAAGAAGGCAGAAGTTTGAGAGAGAGAGACTATGGCAAATGGAAAGAGATGCTCAGAGCTGGAAAGATTGATCCAGAGTAAACTGGTATATTGACATGCACTAGAATTTTATCTTATAAGTATAGGTAGTTGCTTCCTAACCCCTTTTTGGGACTGGTCAAAGTACAGTCATTAATATAAAGAAAGGGGCATTATGTCAAACGCATATGCAACAAAGATCGCAGAGGGATTTTCCCAGCGACTTTTAAAGGAAATTTACGACACCTCACTCACTGATGTGATTGTAAATAGAGATTATGAGGGTGAGATTAACGAGATTGGCTCAGTATTGAACATACTGAATATAGCCAGAATTTCTGAGAAAACCTACACTGGAGCTGATCTAACAGCAGATTCTCTTTATGAGAACAACTCTGTATTGACCATTGATCAATACAAGTCTTTCTACTGGAAAGAGAAAACTCTAGACAGATGGCTTTCTTATGTTAAGAATCCTCATGCGACAGTAGTTAGCCAAAAAGCTGACGAACGCAACAAGAATATGGACGAGTTCGTACTCGGTCTATATGCAGATGTTGCCGCAGGTAATAGGGTTGGTACAGATTACACCACTGGTACAGTTACTATAACTGTCACCACAGGTGCAGTAGTTGGATCTGGTACAACTTTCTCAGCCGATATGGTTGGGCGAGGTTTTAAAGCCGAAGGTCATACGTCTTGGTATAGGATTAAATCCTATGCTAGTGCAACTTCAATCGTAATTGAAGATGACTTAGATGATATTGATTCAGCCTACACAGGCGGGGCAATCTCAGGCGGTGCAACCTATACTGTAGAAGCCGCAGATGCTATTGAGATCACAACCACTAACTTGTTAGAAAAAGTTGGCGATCTTAATGAAAAACTTGATCTAGCTGAAAGCTATGACAAGTCTGCCGTTCCTGACAGCAATCGTTGGTTAATCGTTCCTCCTCAATTCAGAGGATTAGTAGTCAGAGCTTCAGGCGTTGCTCTCCATGTTCCAGAAGTTTATTCTGGTTTAGTCAAGAGAGGTATGATTACCGAACTTCAAGGGTTCAAGGTATTCATGTCTAACAGACTAACTGGCGACAACACTGATGGTTTCAGAGTGCTAGCAGGACATTCTAACTGGTGTACATTTGCCGAGAAGCTTTTAGAAGCCGACATTGAAGAAGATTTGATCGGAAACTTTGGATCAGCATACAAAGACCTCTTTGTATACGGTGCAAAAGTTACTGACTCACGTCGTCACTATGCCGCAGAAGGTTTCTGGACATTCGCTTAGTCTAGAATAAAGTAAAAATTAAGAGGGTGGTGGATATTGAGTCTGCCACCCTCAAAATAGAAAGCAAGGGGAAATTAAAATGTCTACTTTTGAACTAAAAGCTGATCTTCCAAAATCAGTACAAGATGAAATTGATCGTATAGAAGCGATTGATTCTGATGCAAGATCGGATTCAGAAGCAGATTTTTTAACTGCTAGAACACCTTATAGAACAAATAGAGTTATCAGGTATGACACATCGGTTGTTACTACCCAGCAAACTGCTAGAGATAGGTCTGGAAATATATTAGAGGCTGAAGGTAATACTTTGCCTACTGATTATGAAGGTTTCAAAAAAGGTGCTAGATTTTACGATTTAGATAAAACATACAACAACACATATATTAATATAGGTGATGAAGATGATGCAAGTTGGGCATTGGTTGAGGCGAAATTCGTTTCTACTTCTCCAAGTCCTTCACTTTCAACTTCACCTAGTGCAAGCCCAAGTGTAAGCCCGAGTGTAAGCCCGAGTGTAAGCCCGAGTGTAAGCCCGAGTGTAAGCCCGAGTGTGAGTATAAGTGTAAGTGAATCCGCATCTGAAAGTCCTTCACCTAGTGTGAGTGAGTCTGCTTCACCGAGTAGCTCTACGAGTGCCTCACCTAGTTTGAGTGTATCTCCAAGTGTATCTCCAAGTGCCTCACCTAGTTTGAGTGTATCTCCAAGTGTATCTCCAAGTGTTTCACCGAGTGTGAGTCCTAGTTCTTCAACTAGTGTCAGCCCAAGTATTTCAGAGAGTGCAAGTCCTAGTGTTACTCCAAGTGAATCACCAAGTGCTAGTGTCAGTCCAAGTGCTAGTGTGAGTCCTAGTGCTTCATCTAGCTTTAGTCCAAGTCCTAGTGCTTCACCTAGCTCAAGTACGAGTGCAAGTCCTAGTGTAACTCCAAGTCAGAGTCCTAGTACAAGCACAAGTTTGAGTGTAAGTCTTAGTCCTTCCCCAAGTGGAAGTCCTAGTACCTCTGAGTCAGCTTCACCGAGTCCAAGTCCTAGTCTCTCATCAAGTGTGAGTCCTAGTACAAGCACAAGTTTGAGTCCTAGTGCTAGTGCGAGTCCTAGCTTAAGTGTCAGTCCAAGTGCTTCAGTAAGCTTGAGTCCTAGCTTAAGTGTCAGTCCTAGTACAAGTGTGAGTCTAAGTAAGAGTCTCTCACCTAGTGTAAGTCCTAGTGCTTCGGTATCTCCAAGTACGTCTGAAAGTGCCTCAATGAGTCCTAGCCCTTCATTCCCTGATGTTTAGGGGTTGAGTAGTTAGCTAAACTTTGCTTTAATGGATATTATGAGTCTGCTCTCTATTATAATTCCTGCACGAAATGAGAAATACTTAGATAAGACAATCAACGACCTATTAGTCAAAGCTACCCAAGACATTGAAATTATTGCTTGCCTTGATGGTTATTGGTCGCCCATCATTGAAGATGAGAGAGTTCACTACCTTCACTTTTCTAAATCAAGAGGAATGAGAAATGCTATTAATTGTGGTGTTGCTATGGCTAAAGGCGAATATATCCTAAAGACTGATGGTCATTGTATGTTTGAAAAGGGATTTGATGAAATTCTAAAGGCAGACTGTAAGGATAACTGGGTAGTTGTTCCAACACGAAAGAGATTAGATCCTGAGAAATGGGAGTTAATAGAGACTAGAAAACCAGACATCAATTATATGTATATAGCCCATCCAGAGGATAAGAGTGTTTGGGGCGGTAAAGGACTTCAGGGTAAGGAATGGTTAGAAAAGAATAAAGATGAATCATTAAAGAGTGATTTAATTATTGATCTTATGACTTTTCAGGGATCTGCGTGGTTTATGAAGAAGGATTACTACTATGAGTTAGACCTTATGGATGAGGAAAACTACGGAGAGTTCGCCAAGGAATCTCAGGAAATCGGGCTTAAATGCTGGTTATCGGGTGGTAGGCTCATCAGGAATAAGAAAACCTGGTATGCACACTGGCACAAGACTAAGAAAGATGGGCGTGGGTATTCTTTAAGCAGAGATCAGTGGAGAAAAGGAACAGAGTTTACTAATAGTTGGATGACTCTAGGTAAGGCGTGGGATAAACAAACATTAGATATTATGTGGTTGGTGGAGAAGTTTACTCCGCCAGGATGGGAATTATGATATTTTTTGGTAAGTCTAAAATAAATACATTCAAGTTCAAAGTCAAATTTAGTAAAAGATCTGATTTATTTGTTACTAGGAAAATAAATAGTTATATTCTTGGGATAAGATTTGGATATATTAAATGTTGGGTTGGATATAATTGTCTTAAAAGAATAGTGAAAGGTAAAGTTTACGAGCTTGATGGAGTTAGAATAAAAATTAAAAAGAACAGAACACTTAGGCAAAAACTAAATATGCCAGTGAGGAAATA